ACTGTTAGCCAGTTTAAAAAGGCTTTCCACATTTGAGATAGTTTCCTTAAGGAAAATGGGTCTGACGTCTGTACCGTTGAAGTAATCTTTTCCACAGGATTCACGAAACCTACCAGAGTGGAAACTCTTCGATAAGTTTACGGAAAATCCTGCAAAATTGAGCACCTTCACCACAGACTCGTAATGTTCGACGGGAACTACAATGTCGTCCCCATAAACGTTCACGGTCTGCTCTCCACCATTAACTTCTAAGCACGATTTACAAAGTGCCCAGAAGATTAGACTTTCGAGTTCGAAAGTGCACGCATTCCCCATACTGGAGAATTTGTGGTAGTAAATCCAGGTCTTTTTCTCTCGAAGAAAACCTTGCTTACTTCTAATTTGGTCGAGAAGCACGTACCACTTGACAGGCAAAAGGAAACGAACTAGCTCTCGCGAGATAGTATCGCTTGCCCCTTGCAAGTCTATAGTGGCGAGATCCCCGTGAAGGGATCCGTGTTTAGCTAAACGCTGGTTGTACGTCTGATCTTTCAGATCGACGTCAGCGTGTATACGAAGAAGTCGCCTTATTTCGCTACCGAAGCCTTTCTGTAAATATGAATTCACATGGGGCTCTTTCGCGATTATGCGGTCCGTCTTCGCATTCTTCGGCACGAACACGATCTCGTTGCCTCTGACGACGTTCATAGTATCTCTGGTAAGAGAAACCTGAACGCTAGGAAACTCATCAGTTTGAAGCTGACAGTTTACCCAGGCGGGCGTGCTGTTCACACAGCAGTGACCCATGACGAGAGCATTACTCGTTACGTCAAGTCCAGCTTTGAACTTGATATAGGCTGATGTATGACTACCTGATACCGCCGTAGTGGCACCAGGTCCCCATCCAAAACCATCTGAGATCCTCTTCAAATCTGGGGTTCCCAGCACAGAACTAATTTTTCGTCTTGCAAGCCTGAAAATGGCCAGCATAGACGGGTCCCATAAGGATGGGTCCAGTTCCAATGCTTCGAACCTTTGATTCGTCGATCTGCAGTGGTCCTCAAACTTGAAGAACGATTCGAGGGCTTTGCCTTTCGGATCCAGATCCTTGTGAGAGAAATCTGGGAACTTGGACAGAAACTTCGACACCAGATAGTCGTCGGCAAACGCTTTCGCGTCGCTATAAACATCCGGGTTGACCTCTAGATTCACTAATTGCGCATATTCACCGCTTTTCAGCAGTAAGTGCGCCGTCAGCGACCTTGGAGAATCAATTGCTTCAAAAATGCTTGAGGAAACAGACAACAACATCTCTTCCGAGATGGTACGAGACACGGGGCTTAGCCTCCGTATTAACTCTTGCTTGTGCATAGAGCACCTTTCTTACGTTATCGTAGTTAGGACGATTTCGCTTTCAAGTCTTACGACTTAATAGACGAAATCGAGGTCGTGCACTTGCGCCTGGACGATTGCCTCTTCGATCAGATCTCGCATCTGTGCCAACACGTCTTTTCGCTCCTGTTGGGAGCTACGGTCGTGTAGCACAAGTTCGAGACTGGCCAAATTGGTGTACGCCAGAGAGTAAGGTCCGTACGCTGCTGTCTGCTCGAGGACAGGACACTCGAGCTTCCAAGAGATTTTGTTGCTCCTGGCTTGTTTGTTTGCAAGCCGCTGCACCAGCGTCAATCTGTTCTGGCCCGCGAATACGGCTTGCGTCGTATCGCGCCACAGAATCAAATTTTCGCCGGATTGGTATGGCTTGAAAACACGGTTGACGGGCGTTGTCGCCGCATCGGTGAGAGTAATGTTACCACGTTGGGCCATTACGATTCCTTTGGAGTGAATTAGATGACAGGATATTCTGTCACCTTGCTCTATTGAGGAAGAGACTTTGTAGCAACGCTACGGCAGATAGGGCCTTTGTAAGCCCATAATCTGCACCGTTACCGAACGGGTTGCGGAAGTCAGGTACTTGTGGGGCAGGAAATTCTAGAATCGGCCATCTCACCATTGAGAATGTCTGATCACTTTGAATCAACTTGCTTCCACTGTACGTAGACAACCGTCCCGAACCCCGGTCTACGGTCGCCGTTGGCGTGACTGTGCACTTGTTGTCGGTGAATCTCCGCTCTGTTTTGAACCCTCGGTGGAAGGTCAAACCAGTAGTAGCCGTAAGGCTTTTAAGGAAACTACCAATCGGCAAGAACCAGTCAGCAACAAACGAAAAAGGGACCACTTCCCACAATACCTCAAAGGGGTTATCAATCCCTAGTTGTGAAAAAGTGTTTAGTTCCCCGTTCTGGAGCTTGTATTCGACACCGAACTCAATCCACCGGAAATCTTCCGACTCCAAATGAACTGAGTGATCAGCACCGGTAAAGCCCAGAGCCCCGGTCAGCAAGTCCTTCGTCTTCTTAGACGAAGTCTTTGCACGACCTCGAACGCGCCTGATAACGTTCTGTCGCTCTATGACGAGTTCGGCCAGCGCTTGCGCGTGACCGTACACATCGTAGAGAAGGGGCTTCCAGCCGTATGAGTACTCCAACCAAGTCTCTCCCGCAAAAGTACTTACGTTCGATTGCGTTCTTTGAACAGACAGCGAGCTTTCAGAGTATTTATGCTCTTGAGCGTCAAGGCTTTTGGCCTTGTTATAGCGCTTATTAAAGCGCTTGCGCTGTCTGGTCGTGGCTGTTAAGCCTAGAGACGAGGTGAGTCCAGTGAAATCGCCTTTCTTGATACAGCGGTATGCTGTCGCAAGCCTCGTCGCGGTTTTCGCGATGTGGTCCGCCGTTTTATGCATCTCTGCGGCAGTAACCAGAGTATTGACTTTCGTCGCGCTCAAGTTGCTAAGCAGTTGTGCTATGGCCCGTTGGGAAGGGTCATCGGCGTTGGCGATATTTTGAGGTACGTTAAATGATGATGCGTTAAGTTGCCAAAACCATTCATCATAATAACCAGAGGGTTCCGTATACCTACCATACCAAGAGGTCTCAGGGTCACTCGTGACCCTAATACTCTTGGCATAGTGGTGAATCGGTAGAGCCCAATGCCTGTGTTTCATTTTACGGAAACCCAGGGTGACCTCGTTAGTGGTCGTCCTATCTCGCTTCAAGGAGCTCCTTAACCCAAACTCTGACGAGCTATAGAATGAGCCCCTCACGTACACCTTTTGGGTGCACATGAATGTGCTGTCTAAATGTTCATCGGGTAAGGGCATAGAAGAACTCCAGGAAGCGTAAGATGAGAATAAACCACTCATAGAAGGTGGTATCTTGCGATACCTGGCTTATGAAACCAGCCCCCATCAAACTGGTGGGAGGTGTGCCATTTCCCGCAGGGAGTCTACATACGCCATCAAATCCTCGTCACTCAGATTCGCAGCCTCGTCAGGAGTAAGCGGGACGGTTAGTCCGTGCTTCCTACCGACGATTCGGCTATAAATCGTGAATTGAGCGAGAAGCAGATCGCGTTTGAAGGGGTTCGCTTTTGGCGTTCCATTTCCTGTTGGCATGATACATCTCCTTTGCAGTTGGGGGGGTTGTAAATTGCGTCACTTCCCTCACGGGATGTAGGCGTCTCGCTTTACAAGAGCGAGAAAGAAACCCTTAAAGTAGGGAAACTCGTTCATCATTAAAGTTAGATTTCGAGGGTCAGCCTGTTCAGGGAGTTGATGTTTTGAATATACGACACTAAGGTCGTAGAGTCATACTCTCCATCCATGCTCAGGACCAACTTATCCTTTAAACTAACAAGAGCAGCCAGATCATGAACAGGAAGTTCCTGATCGTCAAAGCTCTTTTTAATGAATGCACTCAGACTATCAAGCTCTTGCTCAATCGCCTGATTTGCATCGTACACCATATCGTAAGATGATTCGCCCGAAAGCGGAACATCGACCGAAAAGGTGTGCAGTCGGAAGCCGTTTCGGTAAACATTTATGTTTACAGAGAATCGCAGACCGAAAGCAACAAAAGAGTCGAAAGAGTAGATCATGATAGTTCCTATGTGCAGAACGGAGTTCCTCGAAATGAG